AAGGAAATTCTACTGTTTTGAAGTTGAGTATTGTCAATACCAGCAGTAGCGAAAGTAACGTGACCTGCTGCAGATACGTCAAAATCCTCTTGGGAGAAGGACGCAAGACCTTTCTGCGGTGTTGCACTCGCACCAAGATGTCTCCACGACCCTGCATCGCTAGTATCTGAATGAGTAGGTGCACCGCCTCCAGCTGCAATACCTGCAATGGCTTGATAAAGTTTCGATGCATTAGTGATTTGATCACCACGGGAATAGGTCGTTCCTGCATTGTATGCTGCTGCTGTTGTACCTTCTGTAGCAGTTGCAATCGGAATTGTCGCTGCTGCAGTTATTCTACCATAATCGTCAATAGTATATTGTCCTGCGTTAACAGTTTCTGATCCAGCAACAGAAGTCGTACTTGCTGTGTTATAAGCAGCAGCAGTAACAGCAGTTGTTATAAGATCGATTGTTGGGTTACCAGTGGTACCAGCACCATCTGAAATAGCAATTCTAGTTGCAGTACCTGTAATAGTTCTGGTTGCCATTGAACCACCACTAGTCCTAGATATCAATCCAGTAGTAGTAAGTCCAGCAACCGCAACTAGGTCTAAATCATATGGTTGTGCAGATTGACCTTCTGTAGTTCCATTAAGGTTATAGTCTGCAAGTGTTGATGGAATAGATCCATTAGTAATTCTTCCTTTAGCATCTACAGTAACCTTTGTATAGTTACCTGTAGAACTAGAAGTACCATCATAATGAGGTAATGTTGAAACTAATTGTAACGATGTATTCAGAGTTAAGTTTGCAGATCCATCAAATACACCAGATCCTTGAATATCATCAGCTAACGAAATTTGACGTGTGGAAGCAAGTCTTGCAGAAGTTGAAGCATTACCAATTAGTGTTGCTGTAATAGTACCAGCAGCGAAGTTACCGTCTGCGTCTCTCTGTACTAAAGTGTTTGCAGTATTAGATATAGATTCGACTGGACGCTCGTACCTTAAAGAGTTCCACGCTGAAACGCCATCTCCAATTTTAAATCTTCCAGTGTCTAGTTCTATCCCTAATTCACCTTGGGCTAGTGTAGGGTTAGCGTTTGCCCATTCTTGGGCACCACCACGCCTTAATTGAATTCTATTTGCCATTTTATTGGATCAACTTTGAGAACATGCTTCCAAGTTATTTATGCCATTAAAAAGGGGGAACGTTGTCCCCCTTTGTTTATTCTTCAGTAGTTGGTGGAAATGGTGACCCATCACCTACATCATCACCAGGAATATCGACATTATCAACAATATCTGTGCCTGGAGGATTCTCATTATAATACTCTAATGCTTCAATAGCACCCTGTAGTTTCAATGCAATTACTTCATTGTTCTTTATTTTCTTTGCTAATTCTTGGTTTTCATCCAGTACTTTTTGGAAACGCTCTCGAAACTGTGCTAACATAGTTTCTTGAGATACCTTTTCTACTGGTGTAGGGGTCTCTGTCATGATTTGTTTTCAGCTAACGTTAGTAAAAGTGCTTTAATCTCACTCATCTCTGATTTTAACCCAGAAACTGTAGTTTGTAAAGCCTCTAATTGTTTTTCTTTATCAAGTTCCGCACGATACCCCTTCATGAATTTTTCATATTTTGAAGCATCGCCACATAGAATAGTTCCAGAGGAAGCAGCTCTGAACCATCCTTCTTTTCCTTTTACAGGTATGTTATCCATTATACAGCAAGAGCGATTGCCCTCAAATCTCTAATAGTTGGTACTAAAGCTTGGTTTTGTGATACAAATACAATCTTTATTTGGTATTGAGTAAAGTCCAATCCTTCAACTTCATATTCATAATCTTTATATTGTAATATTTCACTAGTTCCAGGTATAGTTGCTCCTGTAGTTGGGAAATACTCAAATCCATATGTGTCTATAGAATCAGTAGATCCATTCGGAACCACTCTATATAGAGGCTTGATATATGTGTTAGGTGGACGGTATCCCGCAAAGATCAATTTGATTGAAGTTGAAGGATTAACAAGTTCAGCAGTCTTTGTAATATAGACCGCATCATGAGCATCTCCTGATGGTAATTTAGCAACGTTTACATCAGCAGGTGAATTAATTCTCTGCGAAATCGTTGTGATAGACATTCTATCTGTGTCAACAACTGGTGAAACAGTAGTAGAAGCACTTGTTAAAGTTAAGTCCATTCTAAATGATTTTGCACCAGCAAGTTCGGCAGACTCATTAATAGGTGAACATATTAACTGTGGATTCCAGAAGTAATTATTCTGACTTAATACAACATCAATAAACTCTCCAGTGTTAGCAAAGGAGTTTTGTGAAAGTGTTACACCATCATTAATAGAAGTACCTGTGATTGTTGAAACTCTTGCAGTAACATTTGTTTTTGGTAACAACAGTTTTTCGATTTGAGGTGCAAGAATTTCATATTGAATATTTTGAGTAGCAACAATATTATTACCACCAGACTTAATACCCAATCTTGCAATAGAAGATGTTGCCAAATCATACGAATCTAAAGTAGGACCTTGGATATTTGTATGTGTTTTATTGACTTCTGTTAAAGGTATACCGTCAAGGTTATAGCATGCAACTTGAGATTCATCAACATGACTTACTGCAGTTGTGCCATCAACACCTCTTTCATGAGCAGTAATTGTTTTACCATCATTACTAATCGCTGAATACGATATGGTTTCAGTACCAATTTGCATATAACCAACATTAGTTGCACCAATTGTACCACCATTAATAACTTTATGGAATGCACTTGCATCATTAACAGCAATACTAGTATCACTATTAGAGATAGCAGATGTTAGATACGTATTAGATACTTCAGATTGAACTCCAGTAATCTTGACATTATTATCAAGGTCATGCATACCATGATTAGAATGATAAACACGAAGTTTTCTCTGACTTGTAGTGTATGTTGGAGCACTACCAGGATAAGCATCTTGTACAACAGAAGATGATACATTATCACCCGAATAAGTTATACTAGAAACTGTTGCAGTTACAGATGATTGACCACCTGTAATTGTTTCTGTAGATGCTGTAAAGACAGTAGAAACATATTTCAGAGTCAATGTATTTGTACCAGCAACCCAAGTAACAACTTCAGCAGTTGGAGTTACAGATGAGTTACCAGTAATTGTTTCACCAACTGTAAAGTCACCAGATGCACCTGTTACTACCATAGTAGCAAGAGTCTTGGAAGAAACTAATCTGTTAGTAATAACACCACCAGTATTAGATCCAGCACCCCATGTTCCAGAGATGTCATTAATTATTAATTGTACACCTGAAACATTATCAGTTACTTTAACAATAGTACCTTCTGCCAATGTAGTCTTCTGATAGACTCTAGCACCAACTGTATAAGGTATTGCTGCTAATTGGGCATTCATAACCAATTGCAATTCTGGTTGGAATGTTTGAACAGCATCATTACGGAGAAGAAGTTCTCCATTGTTACCTCTAGCAAGAGGAGAATTATTTAAAGTAATCGAACTGTTTACAGTATTATCGAATTTTGCTCTATTGATAACAAACTTCAAATCTTCATACTGGTCAGCAGTCCACGTAGTTGCGTTCTGTGATTTAAATAGAACACCAGCATAAGGCTGTTCAGATATGGTTCTATTACCAGTAATATCAAGTTCACCCATTCTAGAGATCCAAACCTGATAAGAGTTGGAGTCAGAGAATAGAACGAAACAATGTTCGATAGATTGTGGAATATAAACTGGTGCTCTAAATGTAAATTTAGTAGCAACAGAACCTGTTTCAGAGATTGAAATTTGTTCAGCAGTTAAAGTATTATCAGAGAATGGAAGAATTGTAGTTGTAGGATATCCATTTTCCATTGTCCTGATCTGCAATGAAATAGGAATATTGGTATCCTTGGCAGCGAAATAGATATCAACTGAAGTAAGGAATGTACCACCTTCTTCATCAATCAAGAATGATTGTGCAAGTGGATCCCACCAACCAGTTTGACGTGTTTCTGTTCTGGTAGAACGTATAGTTCTTTCATCAGTTACAGTATCAGTAACTACTTCAGCATTTCTAACTGAAAGGACATTCTCTTGTACTGTATTTAAAGTACCCTCTGCTTTATATTCTGCTTGTGCAGAAGATGCTACAACTCCAGGAATTCTAGAATCTTGTGCATCAGTTGTAAGACGTAGGACTCTAGTACCAGTAGCCCAACGTGGGTTAGTATCAACATTAGGAGGTGGAATGAATAATGCTCCTCTATACTGTCCTAATCTATCACTGATTAATCTACGATCTTTAACGACTGCTTTAGCACCAGAAGCACCAGTCAATACTTCACCAACTTGTATATTACCATAGTAATCACCAACTGCTTGTTTAGCAAGTGATTCGGTATCTACATTCAAGAATGCTGTTGTAGATGCATATGATGTAGCAAGTTCTGTATCATCATAAGGATTATACTTAAAGTAATCATTAGGTGCAGCAACTTTTAATTTACATCCACTTGTTTCACCAGTTACTGTTTCACCAACAACAAATGGTGTTGAGTTTGTTCTTGCATCAGTTGTTGGATTCTTAATAATTTCAATAATTTTAGGTGTCAAATAAGCATCTACTGCTTGACCATCAAAGAATGCATAGAAAGATGTTCTTGGTTTTAAACGAACAATATTGCAATCTACATTTCTAGATCTAATCCAAGGAATTGAAGTAGCAGAAAGTAAACTATCACCTAAAGATCTTCTATCAATTCTAGGTATAACTCTAGTTCTAATACCACTTCTTGTTTGACCTTCACTTGTTGTTACGGTTCTAGATCCCATAACACGACGACCTCTACCAGCAACATAGTTAGCAAAGGTATGCTCTCTCCAAGTAGTCCATCCACCACCTTCATCTTCACCAGTCCAAGTAGTTCTCCAAGAGTTCCACTGTGTAGGGGCAAATCCATTTTGGTCAACATTTAATTCACGTTGAGTTGATTGGAAATCACCTTCAATATTCTGAACATTAGTAGGTAATCTATTAGTATCAATCCAATCATCAGATGCTGGAGTTAAATCTATACGTCCAATATAAGTGAATACGTTAAATGGGTTTACATTTTCAACTCTAGAAGCATATGGTTGTGTAATTAATGCCTCTTCAACATATGGAAGAGTGATAACAGGACCAGTTTGCTGATAGTTAGTTGATAATGAAGTATTAAGCTGAAGAGATACGTTAGTTGTATAGTGTAAAGGACGACATTCTCCTATCGTATAATCTAACGAAGCAGCATAATCCTCCATAGATGTATCTGATTTTGAATGATCTGTAAAATCATCAACTAGGAAACCATTTTTCAAACGATTTCTACCAGAAGCATCTGTAATTTGAACATTAAATGTATCACTCTCTAACATATTGAGTGAAGTATAATATTCAACTTGGTCAACACGTTTTTCGATCTTACCAATATCTCTCATGGTATATCGCTTATTGACCGATCTCTTAATAATTACATCTTCAGAAGGATCAAATCCATAAGGAGTATGTGTTAATGTTGCTAACAACATTCCATCCTTCAAATTATCTGGAGCAATTGGTTCTTCTTCAGACTTACCTTTAAGAACTTGGAACTCACCATTAGGTAATAGGAATATCTTATCAATTCTAGAAAGATACCAATCAAAGTCAGCTCTAAATGTACTAGCAACTTTAGGAATATCAAATAAAGTCGCAGAAGGAGAACCTGTAGTTGGGAATACTCTTGATTTAAAATCAAATGTAGAACAGTTTACATATGCTGGAGAAGCAACTGTACCTGTTCCACTATAAAGATTCTTACATCCTGGACGGAAGTCAAGATAATCTGCAAGGAATCTGTTGTTATATACCGTAACATTTTCATAATCAGTATTCAAATATGATTGACCACCAAAGTAATCTCCAGTTGCAGAATGACTATAGTAATCTAAAACAATCTTAACTTTTCTAATTGGTCTAGCAACTCCTTTCACTCTCTTCAAAGAAGAAGTTCCATATAAGAAATTAGTTTGACCTGTCGTTAACTTATATCTGTCAGTTATAACTTTTGAACCAGCTACAATAGATCCTATAGAGTCATTAACAATACCTGCAATTGCAGTACCACTACTATTAACACCATCTAATGTTTCACCAGCAACAAATGAACCTTGTAGATATACAATAGTTAATTTAAGTGTACTTGAGTTGAAATCTACAACTCTTGCTCTTGCTTTAGATGTCTTACCAGTTACAACAGTTCCTGTTGCAAAGAATGTAGGTTCAACTAATATTACAGATGGGATTATAGGATCATTATCATCTAATGATTCATAGATTGCATGGATTTTGTAACCATCCATCAAACCAAGAGAAAGTTCTTGATCTTCAATTCTTGTTCCATAAAGACCAGAGAAAACTAATCCGTAATTAAGTTTATCTAAATTCTGAATAGTTTTATTAACCTTCAACACAAACATTTGTTGTGAAGATTTTGTTTTTCTTGTAGTAACGTTCTTGGAAATTGTTGCAGTTACTTTAATAGATGTGATATTAGTTAAATTATCAATCTGAAGAGTAGTTCTATCTGCAGATGTAAATGTTGTATATCCTATTGCACCTGAAGTAGTAGTTTGAATAGGAATTTGATCACCAACAGGATAAGTACCATTGGTTCCTGCCATCACAATGAATGTATAATTAGCATCTGTAATTGATTCAAACTGCTCATTCTCTGGAAGAGTAATTGAAATAGAGTTAGATGCTACTGTTTGAGCATCAAAAGTTCTTCTAACAACACATGATTCATCAGAGATACTCTTGATGAATGGTTTTGGCATTCTACTTAATAGAGATGCATCACGAGAATCTTGTAAGACTGCTCTATAACGTATTAGAGTAGTGTAAGTTCCTGCTGCAGGATAGTTAGATCCTGGAGGAGCCACTAATACTATCTGTGAACTATAGTTAAAAATTGTACCATTATTTGTTGTCTGTAAAGCAGTAGGATCTACAAAATCAACATCAACATATTTGGTATCGGAGAAATAAATTCTATCTCCTGGACGTAAGTCTGAAGCAAAGTTAGAATTTAAACCAGTAATTTTTTCTGCACTACCAGTGGCATCATATGTAAATGTTACACCTTGTAGTAGTTTAGCATCATCTAAAAGAAGATCACAAGTAAATTCAACAGCATTAGTACTCTCATCTTTTGATAAAATTTGTCTAGTATCTGAATACTGATAAACATGTAAATTTGTAATAGTATCTAATGATTGACCATCTAAAGTCAACATCTCACCAGATTGGAAAGTACCTTCTACTTGATAGATAGGAAGATTTTGAGCACCAGAAATAGCATCAATAACATAACCTCTTGCACCTGAAGTTCCACCAACAACTACAGTTCCTTGTGCAATAGTTTTAGCAGTATTTAATCGAAGTACAGTAATCATTTGTACATCAAAAAGATGTAAACGATACTGGTCATCAGCATCACCAAACGTTGTATTTGGATCGCCAATATGCTCCATAGAAGATACACGAGCATATCCAATTAGATTACCTACACTATCACCAGGAGTTGCTGTGAATCTATCACGCAATTCTACTGTCTGATATGCATTAGAAATTGTAGAACCAGAAACATTTGGGAAACCAAATACATTAGCAACTCTTGAATAATTACCCATCTCAAATGGAATAATTACGTTTTGAGCAGCATCTGTATCTCTTGGTTTTGGTAGATCAGTATAAGTTGGAGTTAAAGTTTTAATTCTATAACCTCTAACATATGCAGTACCTGGACCAAATTCTATTGAATAATTATCTTTTGATGCAGCTATACCACCACTTGTAATTTGTCCTGTTGTGTAAACACCATTATTAAAACCATCAGAGAGGTTTTCTCTCATAGTAATTTGGAAATCATTAACAACATAATCACCAGATTCTTCGTAAGTACGAAGAGCCATTGATCTTTCTAATTCATCATATGCACTACGATCAACTAGTTTTTCAACTTTATCTCCATTGATACGTAATAGTTCGATGAAGTCTTTATCAGCATCATCTGTAAGTAATTTCTTAACTAGGTTTGTAGTTATTCTGAACCTATGAGAACCAGGAGCAGCATAATTAGATGTTCCTGCAGCGTTATCATTGAGTGATAAGTCATCTTCTGGGGTAACAATTGACTCAAGGATTTCGAGTCCAATTCTGTATTGAGGAGTGGTTCCATATTGATCAAGGAGGATATACTGATAAGGCACGTCAACAAAGAATCCTCTGATGAAATAAACACCAGGTTGGATATATGCAACAGATCCAGTAACGATGGATCCTGTTGGAAGTAACTGTGCAAAGGGAGAACCAACTTCAATCAAAGTGGTTCCAAATGTAATTTCTGTGTCTGTAACTAACTGTTCGTTATTAGTAAATGTTGATTGAGTATTTGCAGTACCGCCTGTTGCTGTACCAGATTCAATATACTTAACGTAAAGAGTAATATATCCTTTAGTTGAATCTGTTTCTGAAATACTATAAAGCACTTTTGCCTTAACGCCAGAAGTCAAACCTGTAATAATTTTACCTGTAAGCTGACTACGATAACTTTCGACATCAGCACCCAAGAAACTCTCTTGGAGCATAATCGCATCAACGTTCAGGTCATAACCAACCTGACCAGGAATAACCATAGCACCATCTTTGAATAGGTGCGTTCCCATGTTCTCCACCTGATTCTGCATGATGGATTGCATGCCAGTGAGTTCTCTTGCCTGTATTGGGAAACCAGGACGGAACAGCACTCGATAAAAGTTCTTCGCTTTATCGAAATCGTCGTAGTATGGGGTGACGTTTAAATTGGTATTTTGTGCCATTCGTTTAGAACTCGATTACGATTTTAATGTCTTCTACTTGGTCGTTTGCACGACTAATGGATCTCCTATTATCTATGTAAACAACCTGACCGCTATTTGACTTAATCTCTGGTTTTGCATATCCAGTATTAAATCTCATACCCAAATCATATTCAGTGTTATTAATAGTTCTAGAAGAAGAGTTTGGAACAGCAGGGAAGTTTACGTCTGGTTGACCAGCAGCACCTGAAGTTGCTCCACTTATAACGTTAGATCCATCAAACTCGTTCTGTGTACCAGTAACTTCAGGGAAGATACCATCAACAGCGTTTTGATAGTATTTCAAAACTTTTGTAGTTGCATTCCATGAGATAACTCTTGCTCTAGCAGTAACGTTAGTACCACCAACAACACGTGTCTGGGTAATAATCTCGTCAGGAACATAGTTACCTTGGAAAGTAGGAGAGAATATAACCGCCTTACAAGCAGAAACTGTTAGGTCAGCAATTAATTCTGTTGTGCCGAATTTTAATGGGTTAGTGATAAGACCAATTCGACGATAGTCGTTATCAACTGGGAAGTCACCAGCACCTTCATCATATGAAAGTTTGGCGTTAATCATTACTCGGAAAGCACCGAGTTCAACAATTGAATCACTTCCATGACCACCAGGAGGAGGAATAATAACATCCACCTGCCCACCAGTACCAGTACCAATACCTGTAATATTGTCAACGCTAATCTTACCAAAGGTATAGCCAGTACCACCAGAAGTAACAGTAGCAGAGATAATCTTACCTCCATCAACAACGATAGAAACACGACCACCAGTGCCGTCACCGTTAATAGCAACGTTATCATAAGTACCATTATTATATCCAGATCCAGCAGCATTGATTACAACTGTATCAACTTCACCTTCAACAGCATTGGTTTTCACCGCAGCATTGGTGAATACAGGCATATAATCATTACTAAAGAATTTAAGAACAGATGCAACAGGAATAGTGTACATATACTTCCATCTATAACTGTCACCAGTTGTAATAATGGATGTAGAAGTACCAGTTGGTTCTACAGTAGAAGGTTTACCGTTAGGATCACTAGGGGAAGTTCCGTTATAGATGCACTTATAAACTTGATACTGGGAATTTACAACGTAAAAATCAGAATCATATAGTTTAGTAGCACCAGAGGCAGCAGTTTTACTTGGAGAATAGTCTTGACGATACATGTCATAGGTGAAACCTAGACCACCAGTAGTTTGTTCTGGGGAAACCCAGTCAATTCTACGACAAACTTGTACAGTATCAGCAGCGAGTACTCGCTTAAGTGATACCATATCATCATAAGAACCTGAAAATTCCGAGAATGAATCAACTGCCTGTGGAGGCGAGTTTTCATTATCCCATGCTTGCGGTCTTCCAATGAAAAGATAGACCCTATCACGAGTAGCACCTGCAGCAGTATCGCTTTGGGTTGCATCGGGACCTTCAAGAGCCTTGATGAATTTTTGTGCCGAAAAAATTCTAAATTGATCAGTTAATAGAGCTGCCATTTCCTAGTGACTATTGTCCTCTTGTTTATTTATGCCTATTTCGAGCGAACAATTGCTTGATACTCGATTCTCTTAATTCTGTACGTTGCTCCACCGTTACCAACTACCTTCTCACCACCCATAATTGCGTATGCTTTTGCACCCGCACCAGTGGTATCTCCAGCAGCATTAGTAAACGTCACCGTTGGGTGAAGATTGTAAGAACCATCGATAGTTTGTGGAATTCCATATCCACCATTAGTAATTGTTATAGAAGAAACTTGGTCACCAGCAGCAGTTAAGACTGCTGTACCTGTTGCTTGTATATCACCAGTACTTTCAATAGCTATTACTGGTGCTGCTGTATAGTTAGTTCCAGCATCCTGTATATAAAAATCAACTACACTTGAGTCGTGAGAGAATTCATATAGATAACCTGCAATACCAACATTAATATTGCCAGTATTGAATGGAATAACATCCTTTAATGTTAGAACTGATGTTACTGGATTCCAAGAAACACATGTTCCTCTAACTCCAGATATATCACCAGTAATAATTTCATCAACACTAAAGTTTTGACCATTGCCAACATTAGCATCAAGATAGAGATCTATAAGAGCAGTATGCTCTACACCTTCACTCAATCCACCTGCTGTAGATACTTGAGCATATTTGAATGGAATACTAGCATCCTTAATATTATCACCAACTTGGAATAAAGTAGTATTCTGTCCACCTAATGTTTCTTCAATACCATATAATGAATTGTATATACCACCTTCTAAACTAATTTGATTTTCAAATTCAGTACTAGTATTTACCAAGTCAGGTATACCATCTCCTGCACCAGAGTTTTCATCATCATCTTCAAACGCCTTATCAGTTAAAGTTCCTATAGGTACTGTTAATGTTGTAATATTACTTCCAACTGCAGTAAGAACAACATGTGGTAGTTGTGCTGAAGCAGAACTAGCAGCAACACCAGCATCAAACTGAACGATAGCATCTTCAGTAGAAGGAATACCACCATCAATAAATGCCAATTCATCAATCTCAAATGTTACTAGAAGTGCTCTAGTTGCAGGATCCCAGTCATATACTTTAGCAACCTTGTTAGTAGAACTTTCAACCTTTCTAATAACTCTGTCACCAACATTAAATTGGTATGTTGAATTACCTTGAGCATCATTCTGTCCTGTGTCAAGAATAATTCTCTGATCATAGTTAAAGTTTACACCCCTTGTCAAACCAGTAAACTTACCTGCTGTTTTAGAAGTATATGTAATAGTTTCTGTATTCAGAATAATCTGTCCAGAACCAGGATATGCATCTGTAGAGTCAACATATATGTTCCCTTCACTAGCAGTGAGATCCTTAACTAATCCAGTAAGATATATTGGAGAAGCATTTAATGATTGTCTTGCTCTAGTCTTACGTTTAAGATTAACTAGTTTTGTAAAGATAATTGTAGGTGCGGAAGTATACCCTCTACCTGGTTCTGTAACAGTAATCCCAGTAATAGAACCTTGAGCAACTTGAGCAGTTGCTTTTGCACCAATACCACCTCCACCAGTAATTAAAATGTAAGGAGGTTCTTGATAATATTCACCAGTATCTACAACAGCAATAGAAGTAACTCTACCAAGAGTATCAATTGCTGCAGCACCTTGAGCACCTTGTCCACCACCACCTTCAAAGATTAGTGTCGGAGGAGTAGCATATTGTCTACCTGGATTACTTAAAGATAAACCAGTGATAGTTTGAACAATAGGAGACCCTAAAGCACCAGTACCTTGACCACCTAAAATTCTTGCAGTAGCAGGACCAAAGTAATTATCACCAAAAGATGTCATCTTAACATAAGAAATCTGTCCTGGATTATCTGCACTTAAAACGACATTTCCTTCTGCACCTTCTGGGAAATTACTGACTAAAGTAGGAACTACTGTTCCTTCAAAAATAGGAGTACCAAAGAATTGAGGACCAATAACATAAGGGAATACAGGAACACCAGCAGCAGTTTGAGTCATAAAATATGCATAAGTTCCATTAGGATATTCTGGAGTTACAGCAAACTTACCATTATGAGCATCAAGACTACCTACAACACCAACATACTTCCAATTACTTGTAGTACCACTAGTATGAGTAGGTTGTGATCCACCACTATTAATAGCAGCAGTTGCTTCATATATTACATTAGAAGAATTTCTAACAGTTTCATATATTGCATATGCAGTTGAACCACTCCAAGTAGGAGAATCATCCCAAATATAATCATCTACTAAATCTCCAAGAGCATATCCATCAACAACACATCTAACTCCATGATCTGCAGTCGTATATGCAAACGTATAAAGTGCTATGGGTGAATCTACAGGAACAGTAATTCTAGTTTCTCTCTGTGCTGCACCATTAAATGAACTTAAATAAGTGGTATAAGTGACTTCTGAACCATTAATATAATACTTAATTCCATTACCATCATAAATTTTTGATGTGTCACCAATTACAACAGGACTTGTACCATGCCAACCATCTTCTTGCGTAGAAATTAAAAGTTGTTGACTCGTATTACTTGCATCATTTTGTTGGAAAACATATGTAGATCCTCTTTCCAATTCTAAAAATGCAGGAGTAGATCCACCAAATAAGAATTTTCCATTAGAAACTGTTACAGCATATGTCACAGTTGCTGGAGTTACTACATCAGGTCTAGCACCTGCTAATTCTAAAGCAGTCTTATATCTAAATCCAGAGGTTTCTAAAACAGCACTTCCACCAGCATTATATCCATAAGGTCCATAAATTGGATAACCATCATAAGACATACCAAGAATCTTGGAATGACCATTAACATGTCTTCCATAATCTATAGTAGCAGGATCATTTGCATCACTCTGATAGAAATCAGTAACATAATAATCATTAGTTAATGGGTCATTATCAATCGTAGAATCAAAACTAATATAACCTTCATCTCCAGCATACCCAGACATATATCTGTGATACTTACAATAATAATAAATGTTATTACTCTCATCCGCATTCATTATGAATAACGGTTGGAATTCATTTTCATAATCTGTAGATGGTGCATCTGTTACACCAGTACTATTATAATAAAGAGCACCACCATTCAATAAACCATCAGCAGTTGTACTAAACTGCATAGGATGTCCATTAGGATGAGTACCAGTTACACCATTAGTACTATCTGACTGATTCCAAATAATTAAATAATTTCTTTGAACCTTAATATCTTGTGGTGCAAAATAATAAGTTCCAGGAACAAAAGCACCAAACTCTGCAGCATCTGTACCAAAATCAATATAGAAAATACCATGAACAAGTAATACAGGATCCTGACTTACAGTAAAACCAAATCCATTTGATCCTAAAAACTTATCATCCTTTGAAAAACTTCCTGTAGTTTTTCTTAAGTAAATCCTTGTAATAGCACCAGTATTATCTTTAACTATTCTTGTAACTTCTCCTTTACCAGTACCAGATATTTCATCTACAAGTCTTCCTACTTCAACATTACCTAATGTTTGATCAACACTAGTAACTGGTAACATTACATTGTCAAATTCTACCTTTATATTCCAAGTAAACTGTCTGATTTTACCCCAATCAAATACACCATTTTGTGCATCCCATTCATTAAGAAGTCTACTTGATTGATAATAATAAGCACCACCTTCTACTACGGCATCTGTTGTATTATTAGATTTTACATAATTATGTTTTACAGTATCAATAGAAAATCCTGGATGAGGATTGCCATCAGTTCCCCATTCTGGAGTGTGTAGCAAACCACCGTTTGCCATAATACCAGTAACTTTATCTGGTTGTGCTACCCTTGTAGTAGGATGAGGAACTTCCTTACCACCTCGGTATATAAATTGTTGATTAAAAGTTCTATCAGTTAATGGACCACCACCAGGAACTCTTTCTGTATCAATAACAGTTGGTTTAGGATCATTATCAGATACTATAGTAAGTCTATCAGTTGTACCGTCAAAAGAACCGCTAGTTGGAGAATTGGGATGTGATTGCCATATTTTATTAATATCAAATGAATTAACTACATTAGGAGTTTCCTGTGAAGGAGTAATCTGAAGACGAAGAGGATCATAACCTTTACCTCTATTCAGAACACGAACATGAGTTATCCTCCCTGAATCAGTATCAATTATTGGATATAATAATGCTTCCGATTCTGGGGTTCCACAACCATTAATAGTCAACCTTGGCGGGTCAGCAGGATCATATCCTGTACCACCATTTGTTACTTCTACCGCACGAACGCCAAAGGTATCATCAAATATTGGTTCAATAACGGCACCAGAGCCAGGAACAGTTCTTGCCATTTATATTAAGTTACTACGTTGATTTGCCCTTGCATTGCTGCATGGAGTGTACACTGATAATAAAGGGTTGTTGGAGCGTCCATAGGAACAGTCCAATACAATACAGTAGTACCACTACCACTTTGTCCTGTTGTATAAGGAGTACCAGTCAAACCTTGAGTAGACTGAATCCTGAATGGATGAGCACCACCCTGAACAGTATTATCAAATGCATAAGTGAACCCTCTATGTACATAAAGAGTTGGATCAGCAGTTGCAGAAGCAAATCCAGGACCATTCACCGTATAAGATGAAGCACCATCTGCATTTATTTCCCACCAAGTAATTGGACTACTTACTGGAACCCAATTAGTTCCATTATAAAAGAGTGAATCTCCTTGAGTAATGCCAGCAACATCAGTATCTGTTAAAGCAGCAAGTGTTGTTACCAAAGTACCAGAGAAATTAACCGTTACAGTATCTCCAGAAACTGCTGTAGTGATATTAGTTCCACCAGCAATAGTTAATGTATCTGACTGACTATCTGCTGTTGTAGATCCTGTATCACCAGCAACTGTAGCAAACAAACTAATAGAAGCAATACCAGAATCATCATCTGCTGGTAACCATTTACTACTAGTAGAATTCCATTTTAAAACTTGATTATTAGTAGGAGCAGCAGTTGTAGTATCAACGTCTGCTAAAATATCAACACTAGAATATTGTGTTGCAACTTTTGCTCTAACATCACCAGCACCACCAGCAGTGATATTAATGTTTACATATGGATTATCATCACCATCTACTGTAAAGAAATATCCTGTATACGTTGCAGCCGCAGGAGCAGCAGCAAGTGAAGCAAATTCGTTCTTATACTTTACTTTTGTTGGTAAATCTATTGTTCCGTCACTACCTTCAAATGTACTAGTAACACCACCATTAGAAATAGTTACATCTCCAGTTCCGTTAGGAGCAATTACTATATTGCCATTAGATGTTGAAAGAATAGTATTACCATTAACATCTAATGCTGATGTTAATTGACTATAATCAGATGGTGCAAATGACGAACCATTATATCTTAAAACTTGTCCAGTAGCAGGGTTGGTAACATTAACAGTTAATGTCGTACCATTACCTATGGCAGTATATAATTCAGTAAAATTGTCATTAATTTTATCGCCACCACCTCGCAGAGTATCCCCCGTGTTGTCGTTAGCAGACGTACCTAAATTTAGAGCCTGTTTTGCCATTATTCGCTACGATTTTTAGTTATTTATGGTGTTAGTTAGGTGGAACTTCCTCTTCCCCATATAGACTTAAGTCAGGGGCAGTCCAATCATCAGGAACTGATGTCTCAACAGCAACAGATGGATTTTCATATCCTGTTCCTGCGGCACTCATTTCCACACCAGCAACACCGACTAGTGCGTTAATAACGCCTTCAAATCCAGATATAGAGTCAATCCTTACAGTTGGTCTGCTAGTGTATCCAGATCCACCAGAGGTTACCTGTACGGTATTAATGAATCCAGAAGTAATCGCTGCTTGACCTTTAGCATCTTTACCGAATACAGATCCAAGATAATCAAATGTAATCAAGGAGTTGGAAGATTCGATAACAGCAACTTCTCTGTCTGAAGTCTCACCTTGGATGTCAATAAAGTCACCTGGTTCGACTGGAGGTACAACTTCAGCAGCGTCAACGTCTGCTTCAGAACCAACGTAGGAGAATCCAACAAATGTTGATCCTACACGAGGAACTTCAGAGAAGATTATACGTGAACCAACCAGTTCAAAACCAACGCCTGGTTCCTGAATAACACCATTGAGTGAAACGATGATATTATTTTCTGGTCTAATTGTTGAAGATTGAACACCATCAGTAAGCGTTAGTGAGTAGAATACGTCATTACGCTTAAGGTTGAAGGACTGACGTAAGGAGTCAAACTCGAATGATATATCATCCAATTGTCTCATCTTACCTACGTAGAATCCTGTGAATGATGCACCCAAATCTGGTGCTTCAGTAAACTGAATCTGGTTAGAGAACGCTGTATATGCGTTAGTACCGCCTGGAGGTTGTAATATACCATTAACGAATACCATCAAGTGTCCTGCAGGATCTGGTAAGTAAGAAGTACCATTATCAATTGTTAATGGGAACGTAGTTGTGGTTCCATCAAATCCTTTAAATGCACGTTTTACTCTTGCTTTTAATACTTGCTTGGAAATAACTGCAGATTTATATCCATCAGGTCCAATAATTCCATCTTTAAGATCAAATACTCCAGCAATGCCAGAAAGGAATAGTCTTTGATTAACACCAACTGTCTTAATATCTTGAACAGTTGCTGCAGCAGCACCAGTAGTAGCAACTATTGTAGTAATCTGACCATATCCTACAGGATATTGAGTAAGATTATAGTCACCAACTAAATCACCTTGAGTGAATGAACCTTGATATTCTATACAATAAACATAGTTGTTATCAAGATCTACATCAGTAATAATTGCGTATGTATTAGGATCTTCAGAATTGGTATTATTGATATTACCTGTAACCTTATACAGTTTATTACCAACGGTAAAGCTGTTAAGACCACTTAATACAACGATTCCAAATCTCTTATATCCAGCAGATGCAATTCTATCACCAACACCAACATCAAGACCTGCATACTTACTTACTTCAAGATACTGTCTAGATGCAGAAGGATATACAACAGAAGTTGTCTCAAATGCACCAAGAAGTGATTCAGTATCAACTGTTAACTTACCACCTGTATTATCAAGTATAGATGCTTCAGTCTTTAAGAATCCTGTAGGAGTTGCGGTAGCACCACTCTTATATCCCTTGAATGGGATATTATCATTGAAAGTACCCTTGAGATCAATGACATGGATGCGACTTTCAATTGCACTAATTTGAGCAGTTGTTGAGTTTGCAGCACCAAGAATGGTATCTGTAACCGCCCATGTACCACCAGTGATCTTAACATCTAGGTACTTATAGTTTTCATCAAAATGATATCCATAAACAACACCAGTCTTTGATCCATCACCTTGCTTCTGAACTACCTCATTCATAGTGAATGGACCGTCAGTTATATCACCATCAATTCTAAATCTCTGATAAACTTGAACAACTTCACCTTCATTAACAGTAATAGATTCTAATTCAGCATATTCATTACTTTGTAGACCATATATGAAGTCAGCAGGTTTTAATCCACCACCAACACCAGCAGGTATTGTTCTAGCACCATAAGTCTTGGATGGAACTGATATTCCATTTGCAACTGTAAGATTAGTATAATAACTATCAAGTGCTAACTGCTTACGAATAATATCTAAACAGTTACGAACGACTCTAGTATATGGTTTAACAGTATAGTATGCAGCAGATGCAACATCATAATACTTGTAGAATCCAGAATTAGGAGCAGGAGAAGTTAAACCATCTTCAAGTGCTTGTGTAATGTAAGTCTGTAATAAATCTAGAGCATATATCTTAATATTATACTCATTATCAGCATAGAAAATCTTACCATCATTAGATGTATATGGATCTAAAGTACCTCTAGTAAGTTTAGCACCCCATACATATAATCCATCACTACCATTACCAGTATAAGATAGAGAACCACCTGCATTCTTAACAAATATTTGTGGTCTTAATTGAGAGAAACCATAAGAGAATGTACCAGTTAGATATACTCTATACCATCCATCTCCATAAGGAATAGCACCAAATGCATTGGTAGTAATACCATTTCCTGAATTAAAGATAGACCCGCTAGTTCCATCATTCAAATTAAGATCAAAGAATGCTTCCTGAACACCAGCAGTACCTAAATCTAGACCGATTTGGAAACGTACATAACTGTATTCACCTTTCTTGATGAATGTTGAATATGTAAATTGCTGTGTATTATCTTCTAGACTTATAGCACCAGTGTCAAATGTTTCACCAGTAGAGTCAAATTTAACACCATCAGTATCAAACGTTTCATAAGCACTTAAGTTAAAGTTTCTGTATATTATGTGCTCACCAGCAACTGCAGTAGATGCTAGTTTTTCAGCAGTAAGAGTTCCATCAGGTGCAGTAAATGCATCATCAAGAATTAGTGATTCTGTACCAGTCCAATCAGGAGTAAAGTTTTCTGAATTAGTAAAGAGGTTAGCACCAGATACTTGACCCATAATGTTAGAAATTATATTTCTTGCATTAGCAAGTGTTCTAACATTTCCTGGAGCAGTAAACCAATCATAACCAAATGCAATACCATTAGCATCGATATTTGCTCTTGCATTAGAAGTCTGACCAACTAAATCATCTCCACCTCTCCATGCAGTTCCTGTAACAGGACCACATACAAAGAAATTAGTTTCATCATTAAATTCTAATACTGTTGCATATCCACCACCACTAGAATTAACTTGCTCACCAGCAACAAAGTTGCCAACTACAGTATTAACTGAAATCTCATATCCTGTAGTTTTATTACTAACATCAGTTGTCATAGCATCATGACAGATGTCAAGAATAATCTGATCTATGAAAGTATTATAAGTCCAAGATCCAGAACCAAATTGTGCATTAACGATTGTCTGAATTTCTTCTTTATAGTAGTTCTTATTGTAGAAGAGATTTGTGGCAGCACCTCTAGCAGATTTAGTTCCAGGTGAAAGAATACCAAGTGCAATATCAACTAAATCTTCCAATCTCTTAACTACATTAGCAATAGCAGTTGGAGATTCAGTATCTCTATATGCAGTTCTCATACTATGTTGTAATTGATATTGATCACCAGTTACAGGTTCACTATTTGAATATAATTTATTTTCTAGTGCAGACTTACCTAAAGTCTTAATTTGCTCTATAGCATATAGTGTTGCTAATAACTCATTTTCAACTTGATCAATTTGCTTATTTGCATCAAGATATTTTTCTATAGCATCAATAGTACTAAATGTACCACTAGTCTGTAAATCAGAAATAATACCCAACATAATCAACTTAAGGTCTCTCTGACATGTACCTTCACCAGTTGCTTGCCCACCAGTAGAAGGATATGAGAAGAGAGTGTAATTTGCTGAATTTAATGTGATTGTAAAGTTAGAAGTTACAAGACCAGTGATTTCTTCTGCAAGAGTTGCTCTATTGAAATATAATCTATCAGCACCAATAGCAAAATCATTATCAGTAGGAATAATGATGCTATTAACACCATCAACTAAAGTATCGATAGCAGTCTTAACATTTGCACATCCACCACCATCTTGAGTGATATCCCAATCACCAAATATAATCTTATCAGTATTAGTGCTGTCAAGATCACCAGTAACTGCTTGCTTCATGTAGTGAGCAAGACGATTGTGGGCATAAATTGACTGGAATACTTGTAATCTAACATGTAGAAGAACATTATCAGTTCCAAGATAGAATTGGGCAACATTAGTTGTATAGAAGTTACCACCATCTTCTAAATCCTTACAGAATTCTTCAAGAATTAAAGAAAGGTCAGTCTTACACTGCAACGTACCTGCATCACTACCACCTACGTTTCTAGGCATTTCAGTATTAAGATCTGGATACCTGGTAAGCATATCGTAAGATGCTTTATCTACAATAGGACCAGCATTCTGACGAATTATGTTAGCAGCATCACGGTATCTGTACTGTGTATCTTCATCAATTTGATTAGTATAGATAAGATCATTTGCAGCATCATGATAAGAAACTGGGAATGGAACTTCTCGATATGCACCAACTTTACCACCAAGGAATGAATAAGCAGGTGAACGTTTTACAAGAGTGCCAAGATGATCTATAGGAGTAGGTAAATTAGCACTAGTTAATGTATCTGTAAGAATATTAATTAAGTTTTCACAACTTGTTTGTACATCTGTGCAATCTTCAGCACTCTGATAATTCAGAACAACAACTCCATTAGATGCTGCAGTAACATAAGTGTGTTGTCTAAGAACTCTCTTAACAGCACCAGGATTAGCACTTATGAATGTATGTGTTTCTTGTGGTTTATATTGTACACAGTTAGAAACAGCACTTACAAATGTGTGTGCATAATCACCACCACTACTTACAACTGCTCTCTTAATAGCATTTGCAGCAATAGCAGTACAAGTATGTGCAAATACATTAGTTGAAGGAATATTATCTAAAACTTGAACATCAAATGTATTTGTAGCAACGTTAGAAATTACCAACCATTTCTTACTTACAGGATCAGTTGCTCTTGGATACTTATGAGTAGTAGCATTACTGTCTAGACCACAAGTAAAGGATAGAGATTCATCTGCAATTTGAATATGTTCACCATTAATGAATCCATGTCCATTCATAGTGAAGGTTATTATACCTGTTGTAGGATTGTAAGTTAGAGATGATGGTGTATATGTGTTATTAGCATTCTGGAAAGTATGTGCAGTAGTGTTAGAAGATGTTCCAACATTTACAGTAATAGTGTTACCTGTTACTGCAGTAATAGCAACAGCATCGTTGTATGCTGGATCATCAGCAGATGCACCGCCCTGACCATTTGCACGAGGGTATGTCTTATCTCCAGCACCAGCACCACACTGATACACTAATGAATTATTTGCAATTCTTATACTTGTACCAACAGTAAGACTATGATTACCGATAGTTAAAGTTAGAACACCCGAAGAAGGATTGTATGTAGAACCAGTAACGTCAAATCCCTTAATTGGAGATTTACCAACGTTAACTGTAATTACACCACTCTGTTTACGAAGACCTTTGGTAGTTGCAGATTTGAATATATGTGCAGAAGTATCAGGAGAAATGCCTACATTAACTTCAAAAGTATTAGTTGCAACGTTAGAAACAATTAACCATCTTCCACTTGGATAATCAGTTGAACGAGGATATGCATGATCAGTAGTATTACCATCTAGTGCACATCTCATTGTAAGAGATTCATCAACTATCTGAACATAATCACCATTAGAGAATCCATGAGAGGTAATTGTAAACTGCATAACGCCTGTAGCAGGTGTATATGCTGCACCTTCTACTGTATGATGTGTATGTCCTACATGTGTAATAGGAATAGACTTAAGACCACCATAAGGGTCAGTTGCACGAGGATAATCCTTATTAGAAGATCCTCCATCCATTGTACAATTGAATTTCAATCCACTATTTGCAATAGTGATATTTGATCCAACACGAATACCATGTTGACCAATAGTCAATGTCATATCTCCAGTCTCTGCATCATAAGTTGCTGCAGAAGGAGTGAACTGTGCATTTGCAGAAGCAGCACCAACATTAACTGTAATAGTTCTATCTGCGTCAGCAACACCCTGTCCTGAAGTTACTGCAGTAATATCAAGTACTCTATTAGAAGCACGTGTATCATGATTTGGACGTGGATATGTCTTGGTAGATTGATTGTTATCCATTGTACATGTGAATGCCAAGGAATTATCATCAATAGTAACTTTATCAGCAGGAGTTAATTCATGACCAGGAATCTTCAGAACCATATTTCCATTTGAAGGATCATATGTAACTTCAGTTGGAGTATATGGAGTATTAACAAGATTAGCAAGAGACTTACCAACATTTACTGTAAATGTATTAGCATCATACTTGTAAACTTTCAATGCAGAATTATAAGCAGGATCAGTCTTACGAGGATATGTGTGATTAGTAGAATCTCCATCCATATCACAAGTGAATGTTAATGCATTTTCATTAAGTTTAATAGCAATACCTTCCTTATGGATAGCATTTGCTACAGCAGATCTAAAGGTATGAGTGTAATTACCACCTGTCATAACAACACCTCTAGTAATACCACCAGTACTTGCAGATACAAATGTATGAGCATCAGTATTTGTGGAAGGTGTATTTGCTAGAACTTGAATATCAAATGTATTTGTAGCAACGTTAGAAACAGTAATCCACTTACCACTTACAGGATCACTTGGTCTTGGATAAGATTTCTGTGCAGCAGCACCTGAAGCACCACCAAATGCACAACTGAATGTTAATGAATTATCAGCAAGTTTAACAACATCACCATTCTCCATTCCATGACCATTAGATGTAATAGTCATTACACCTGTAGTTGGGTTATATGCAGCAGTTGATGCTGTTAAGTTAGTTGTAGGAACAAATGTATGTGAATAAGTACCACCAGCAACAATTGCATTAGATTTTGCTCTTACAAATGCATGTGTAGTAGTGTTAGAAGATGTTCCAACATCTATAGTAATTGTTCCGTCTTGAACCTTAATATTGTTAGATGATGTACCACCATTATAGGTGTGTGCATTGTTACCAAAGTCAGTCTTTCCAACAAATATATCAAAAGTATTAGTCTGACTATTTGTAATAGGAATGAATCTCTCACTAACTGGATCAGTAGCACGAGGATATGTCTTGGTAGCATTACCACCATCAAAAGTACATGTGAATGATAGTGAATCAGCAACCAATCTCACAGAAGAATTTGCTTTCTTAAGTCCACTTGCAACAGAAGATATGTAAACATGCTGACTTAAATCTGTGGACTTACTTACATTAATATCAAATGTATTTGTAGTTACTCCAGAGATTGTCAACCACTTATCAGAAACTGGATCAGTAGCACGAGGGTAGGTATGATCTGTAGCATAGTTATCCTTGGCACATCTGAATTTCAGCATGTTAGCATCAAGTCTAACCCTATCACCATTATTCCATCCATGAGATGCAATTGTTAGTGTTAGTTTTCCTGTTAATGGAGTATATGCAGCATCTGTTACTGTATGAGAAGTTGCTCCAGTCAATCCATGACCATTACTGGTAAGTGTTAAAATACCTGTAGTAGGTGTATAAGTTGCCCCAGTTGTAGACTTATTAGTTGTACCAGCAGTAATAGAAACCGCAGTATCATATGAACTATCTCGTTTCTGACTTATAGCATTAGTTACACCAGATACAAATGTATGAACATGAGTGTTAGAAGATGTTGTACCTTGTAATACATCTACTGTAAATGTGGTTGTATTAGTTACAGTTGCCTGAATCCATCTTCCGCTAACTGGGTCTGTTGAACGAGGATAATCATGATTAGTAGATCCACCATCTAGTGCACAGGTAAAGCGAAGTGCATTGTCTGCAAACTTAATCCAGTCACCAGACTGCATTCCATGAACAGAAGAAGTGACAATAGTTAAGACACCTGTTTGAGGATTATATGCTGTACCAGTGGTTGCAGTATGAGTATCAATAGTAGTTCTTGGATATGAGTGCTCTGATACATCACTATCTTGATCACAAGTGAATGTGAATGCCTCATTCTGAATCTTAACGGTATCACCATCTGTTAGATCATGTGTACCAACTGTCAAGACCATATTTCCATT